GTCAGCACACCCCGGGAGAAAAGGCCCGTCCCTGGCGGATTTCATCCGGTTCTGCCAGAAACTGAAATCTGAGGACAGGAAGCCCCTCAAGATTCACGAATACCAGCGAAGGATGCTCCAAGCGTACTTCGATGGGGCAATCGAGCTCGTAATCATCGTTCCGAAGAAGAACGGCAAGACGACGCTGTTGGGAGCCCTGGCCCTCTACCACCTCGAGACGACCCCTGATGCCGAATGCGTTATCGGGGCCTCAAGCCGGGACCAGGCCACCATCCTGTTCAACCAGGCTGCCGGCCTCATTCGGCGAGCTGGCCTCGAGGAAGCCTTCGATATCAAGGCCGGGTACCGAGAGATCCGCTATGGCGGGGGGCGTATCCGGGTGTTGGCTGCCGATGCCAACACCGCGGACGGTGTCATTCCCACCCTGGCTCTGGTGGACGAGCTGCACCGTCACCCGTCCGGTGAGCTGTACGGGGTGTTCCGCGATGGGTTGGGGCCTCGGGATGGCCAAATGGTCACCATCTCCACTGCGGGGGCGAAAGCGAGTTCACCGCTGGGAGTAATCCGGGAGAAGGCTCACGCGCTTCCTGGCTTCACCCGCGAGGGTTCATACAACTATGTGCAATCCCCCGATGGCTCCTTCGTGTTCCACGAATGGTGCTTGGACGTTGACGACGACCCCACCGATATGAAGCTGGTCAAGACGGCCAACCCGGCTCCGTGGCACACCATTGCTGCCCTTCAACGCCGACATGATTCACCTACCACGACCCCCGGCCAGTGGCTCCGATTCGCTTGCGGGATCTGGACAGAGGGCGAGGACCCGTGGATAGAGCCGGCTGCCTGGGACCGCCTGGCCGTGAACATCGGTGGGGTGGCTGATGGCGACGAGGTCATCCTGGCGGTGCGAGCAGCAGCTGGGATGGGCATCGGAATCGCCGCGCTCAAAGAGGATGGTGCTGTGGCCGTGAGGGCCGAGATCATAACGGCCCCCTCCGGGGGGCGCGTCCCCCTCGAGGTGGTTGAGCGGGCTATCGTCGAGCTCTGCCAGCGCTACTCCGTCCGCGAGATCGCCTTCGACCCGGAACAGTTCAAGCGGTCGGCCGAGATTCTGGAACAGCGGGGCCTGCCGATGGTGGAGGTGCCCCAAAGGCCTATGCGACTGGCTCAGGCCACGGCCACGATGTGGCGGCTCGTCTCCGCCGGCCTACTGCGCCATGACGGCTCTCGGGACCTTCGGGCTCAGGTGATGTTGGGCCGGACCAAGGAAACCGTTCAGGGCTGGTATCTCGTCCCAGGAGCCGGAACCGCTGGCCTGATTGCGGTGGTCATTGCCGCGCACCAAGCCACCCAGGTTCCACCCGACGAACCGGAGTTCGTTGCGCTATGAGACTCAAATTCAACCTTCGTGAAGGCCTGCACCTCGAGAAACACAACATCGACAAGATGAAGTTATGGGGGACCGGAGAGGATATCGGTGACCCCGTCTATGCCGGGGTCACGGTTTCTCAGGAAACGGCGCTTCGCCTATCGGTGGTTTATCGCTGCATCCAATTGATCTCCGGTACGCTTGCCGGTCTCCCGATTGACATCGTGCGCAAGCGCGGCTCAATTCGTGAGCCCGTTGACCGAACGCCCGCCTGGGTGGATACGCCCAACCCCGAAGCCACACCGTTTGAGTTCATGGAGCGGGTAGTCGAATCCCTGCTTATGGACGGTAACGCATTCGTGCTCATCACGGCTAGAGATGCACTGGGATTTCCGATGGAGCTCTGGACGCTCAACCCCCGAACCATTGATATCCGACGAAAGAACGGGGCTGTTATCTATGTGTGGGGTGGTAGTACAGAGCTGACCCGATACTCCCCCGCCAACCCCACGGGCGACGTACTCCACATCAGGCTGAACTCTGCGGGCGGACTTCGGGGCCTAAGCCCCCTAGACCTAGCAAGACAGGGCCTCGGGGTGACCATTGCCGCAGAGAAGTTCGGAGCCAGGTTCTTCGGCCGAGGTCAGACCATGTCCGGCGTCATCTTGCTGCCCCCCAGCGAAAGACCAAAGACCAAGGAGAACATCGACCTCATCCGGGAGAACTGGGAAGCTAAGCACTCCGGTACCGACAACGCCCACCGTCCCGGCATTCTCACGGGTGGTGCAACCTGGCAAAGTATTTCGGTTACCCCGGAAAACGCGCAGTTCCTTGAAACGCGGAAGTTCCAGGTCGAGGACATCGCCAGGTTCTACGGTGTGCCGGCCCACATGGTCGGCCTCGAGGAGAAAAATACCTCCTGGGGAACTGGCATCGAGGCCCAGGCCACCGGTTTCGTGCGCTTTGTACTCAAGCCACACATCGACCGCCTCGAGGATTCGTTCTCACAGCTAACTCCCCGGGGACAATTCGTGAAGCTGAACCTGGCCAGCCTGCTCCGTGCCGACACGGCAACCGAGACCGAGGTGCTGGTCAAGCAGACACTCAACGGCCTACGGACCCGCAACGAGGCGCGGGAGAAGCTAGACCTACCGCCGGCTGCGGGTGGCGACAAGTTCCTACTTCCACTGAATGAACAGGTTCTGACCTCGGGGGGAACTCCACCCCCCGCACCCACACCGCCGGCCCCAGATCAGGCACCGGCAGCGTGACCCATAAGGGAGCGTGACTATATATGCGAGAGCGAGAGTTCGCGAGTTTCCCGCTAGAGCTTGCTCAGATGAGCACTACGGGCAACATGATGAAGGGCTATGCCTCCGTCTTCAACTATCCCATTGAGTCGGGCAGAGACCAAACGACATTCGTCAAGCCTGGGGCATTCACTAAGACCCTGAAAGAGAATCGCTCTCAAATCCAGGTTCTCGTTAATCACGGGATGGACCCACGCTTTGGGCTGCTGCCAATCGGCGTGCCAACCGTGCTTCACGAGGACAAGAAAGGCCTATGGGCCGAGGTGGAGCTTCACGGCGGACCCGACAACGACAACATCAAGGCTGCGCTGTCATCCGGCGCACTTCGCGCACAGTCCATCCAGTTCGAGGTGATGCAGGAGAGCTTTAACGATGACCGCACCGAGCGGAACATCGAACAGGTGCGGCTCTATGAGTTTGGGCCGGTGACCTTCCCGGCAAACGAAGCCGCCACCGCCTCACTGCACTCCATGGCGGGAATCGCCTCGCTCCTCGGTGAAGATCACTGGAATGGCCCCGCCGCACTACGTACTTGTAATAGCGCGGCGGAATTTCGGCAAATCGCTTTCGAACGGAGCAACGACTCCGACCCCGATACCGCAGCGCATTGGGCACTTCCGCATCACCCACGTCCCGGAGCAGGCGCAGACTCAGCGGGCGTAGCCGCTGCATTAGCCGCACTCCATGGCGGGCGCGGTGGAGCTCCAGACCTCAAGCAATCCGTGACATCTGTGGAAAATCACCTACAGCGACACCAGGCCGAGGCATCGTCGGCAGGTGACCGTGCCACCGAAGAGGCCGGCACATCGCCAGCAGATGACCGCCCCACCGTGGACGTCGAGATGGTTCGCTACTTCAGGCTGCTCGATAAGGAGGATGAGGAGCGCCTGGCGCGAATCAACAAGATGCTCTAGCACGGAGGGGAAGTGATATGGCAAGTATTAGAGAGCTGATCCAACAGCTCTATGACAAGCGGCGAAACCTTGTTGAGCAGCAACGTGAGCTCAATGCTCAGGTTGAGGCCGACCTCGACGGCGAGTATTCCGGCGAGACCGAGGCCAAACACCAGGAGCTCGACAAGGACATCCGCGAACTTGGTTCACGCATTGACAATCTGCTTTCGATGGAGGAGCAGGCCAAGGAGACAGACGCCCAGCGCGAGCGGTTCGAGAAGCTCGTTCGCAGCCCGGAGGTTTCCCGGGATGACGACAAGGCGTTTGAGGAGCGGATGAGGACGTGGCTGCGGGCGGGGTTGCCCAACGCCGATGTCTGGGCTCCAAGGTCCATCGAAGTCAACATGAAGCCCAACAGTTACGGGTCGACAGAGCAGCACGACCTAACCAAGGGCGCAGCCGGAGCTGGCGCAGAATTGATGCCGGTTTCATTTGTGCGGACACTTCAGGAGCACCTGATCGAGTTCGCTGCCGTCCGGCAGACGAACGCGCAGATCTTCACTACCGCATCTGGTGAGAACCTGCTTGTTCCGAAGACTACGGGCCACGGTACTGCGACGCTGATCGCAGAGGCCGGCGCGGTCCTTGAGAATGACCCGGTCTTCGCGCAGGTGACACTGAACGCCTACAAGTACGGCGTGATGATCCAGGTGTCCACCGAGCTCCTCCAGGACTCAGCGATTGACCTGCTGGGATACCTCGGCAGGGCGGTGGGGATCTCGATCGGAACGGTTACCGGAACGGCCTACGTCACCGGAACGGGCTCCGCACAGCCG